CCGGTTGTCGTAGTCGGGGGAGCAGCAGCAGTAGAAGAAGCAGTAGCCATGGCGAAGAAATATTGATGTTTAAAACGAGAGTGAACATCAATGAAAGGGACCAGTAAAGCCTGTTTGAAAAGAACGTGAGGGAATGAGTGGTTGCTGCCATATAGTCATACGGAAGCATCAACAGCCCGGTAATGCCAACAAGCGGCATGTGTCTCAGTTATAACGACACCGGGCGAAGCAGGAGCACTGGAAAAGGAAGGAACGAAGGTGGCAGGAATGCCATGTGATGCAAAAAGAGCGACAAGATTCGAGGCTGTTTGATTGCGGAATTGGCGGTAGAAAGCAGGACGACGCCCAGGAAGCACGGCTTTAGCGACGGAAGCAGCACAATCGACAGAGTCGACAACTCTGATCATGCTACGCTCGACAACGCTGTGGAGTGAGAAGAAAACATCTCGTCGGCGAAGGGCGCGAGCAAGGTCGATGCAAAAGACGACTTGATCACCAGACAGAGCTGGATACTTGCGGACCATAGCGGTGGTAAGCACATCGATATCGACATTAGCATAATCGAAAGGTCTGTCAATGTAAGATCGATAGAGTGCCTCAACGTCGACGGTCGGGTCAGCTGGCCGGCAAAGATGCTTCAAAACTGCGCGAACTGGATCAGCCAAGAGCACGCCGTCATGGATGACGCGATTAGCATGCTCGGCAATGGCGGCCGTCTCTAATTTGAAAATGATGATCCGCATAGAAGGCAAACCAGCCATAGCGTGCGGGCGAAGATTCGGAAGCCAGCCAGTAAAGTCATCACCTTTCTGAATACCAAGGAGACGATCAGCAGCCTCATAGCGACAACAAAGAGCCGTAAGCATCATGACGCAGTTGCGGAGGAGCGTGAAAGGATCGCCAGAACCAAGGTTGTAAGAAAGATGCCCAGAAACTGTGCGAGTGTCTTGATGAGCGACACGGTACAACGAACAGTATTCCAAGTAAAAAGCGACAACTTCGGCGTCAACGCCAAGAGTAAGCAAGACTTCCGCAAAGCAGACGAGGGTAGGCAAGGAATGCGTGCTATCTTGACGTGAACAGTCAAACTGCAAGTTAGCTCGCGCAAGGACGTCACTTAGACCCGTACGACGCAACTCGGAAGTAAGCTCAGCGTCAGTGAAGCCGACATCGATGATCACGCCATCACGCAATATGCGCGGTAAATTGCGATACCCACGCAACGCAGCATCGGCGAAATAAGCGCCAAAGCTCGCGGCATTAGAGATTACTGGCTGACCGTAAGGCAACGTCGCCGGGAAGAATGGAATCGGCTTAACCTTGGCCTGAGTCTTCATAAAGAAGCTCGCGCGGAGGGTGGAGGCGTCAGCACCAAGCGGACTTACACGATCAAGCTGCAGCAGGAATGACTCCAGACGTGTGCTCAACCAGTTTCTCGATTGGTCGTCGACGTGCAGCAAAGTACTTTCCTTGCGGAAAAGGCACCGAGAGAGACGAGCGAACAGTCGGCGGCCTTCAGCAAAGCCCGCGGCAATGGCACTTGTTGAGAAAGACACGGACGTCTGTCTGTCAACAAAGTCGCGAATGGCCCTGTGAGAGTCACGGGAAAACTGCATCGAGACAGCTTGATCAACATCGTGGAGCCCCGAGCGCGGCACACGTGTAGCCTCATGTTGGCCAGAAAAGACGAAGCTACGGAGACGACGAGCAGTAGACAGATGCAAATCTTTCGAACTTGGCTCAGGGGGAGCAACACCACCAAGAGAGAAGATCAAGTTCTGAGCTTCCACGCGAAGAGACGCCAGAGACAAAGAAGGAACAGCGCGAACAGAAAAGTCTAAAGGAGCGTCGGAGTTTGAAAGAACGTTTCGATACCGAATAGTATCTGAGGCAGCAGACACGGACTGGTTGGGGAAACGAGCGGTGAATTCGGCAGCACGACCAGACTTAGCGGCGGTGAGGAGGACGTCAGACGCGAAAGGCACAAAAGAGCGATGGTCGAAAGGAGCGGTGACACGCGGCGCAGATCGAAACTCAAACCCAGGACACATTGCAGACGACGTGGCGAAGTCGGCGACGACCCAACAGAGAAGATGGTGTCGAGTGAAAACGACAGCACGACGACCCGGATTCCACCATGGAACGCGACCTTGAGGCGTTTGCGGGACAATGAGCACTCGCTCAGCGCGCATACCTTGAGCCTGACCTACCGTGACAACAGCATTATGAGTAGCAGCATGTTGTTCATGGGCTCGAATGCGCAAATCAAAGCCTTCAACAGAACGAAGCCGAGGGGCGTTGACGAAGAAGATCGAGTGGACTAACGTCGAAGTTGTCACATAACGCCCAGGATTTACGTCATGGGAACGGCAATAAGCGTAAAGGGCGTCGATCGGCAAATCAAAGCAGTGCCACAACTCGAGGTTGATGCGCAGAAGCCTGTGCGTCTGAGGAATATGCGCACCTGGAGAACCTTGCCGGAAGTCGCCAAGCGTGATAAGCCTAGTAGCGCCGAGAGCAATAGCACTACGCACAATGAGATAAACTTCTAAAGTGGTGAAGTTGGCGATCTCATCGATGACGACAGTATTAATGATCGGGCGACCAGGATCTTGCTCGAAAGCGCGGACGAACGGCCGAGGAAGCGAATGCCGAGTGGACACCGTTGCCAGACGGGCGGATGGAGTGACGACTTTCTCTTGCCACTGGTCACGGAGCGCCTTAGAGGGGACAACAACCCAAGCACGCTGTCCGAGAGACCGCAACAAACGCCGGACGAGAGTAGACTTAGCTGTGCGCGGCGGTCCAGAGATGAAGAGAGGTTGAATAGGCCTGTCGCCGCGTGGACTACGTGCAACTTGGATCATGCGAGAGATGACTTCGCAAAGTGCAGGGGAGAGATCCAAATTGTTGCAGATTTCCTCGTTCGTCCTGGCAGCACCGTCTGTCTGAGGGAACGGGACGACGACGGAGAAAGCATCTGGCCGGCGAGCCCAGTCAAGCACAAGAGAAGCGGTTCCAACCGAAGGGGCGCGTACGACAGGGTTTTGATCCGACAACGGTTGCGCCATCGCAGAAAACGCACGATCGGAAGCGACTAAAGGCATGAACGCACGATAATCACCATCAAACGTGAAGGCGAACTTGGCACGGAAAGGAGCAGGATCGAAATGCAGGCGCCGCACAGCATCGACACGACCAGAAAGGACCACGGGGACAGGGCCAGCATCAGGATCAGGACCAGCAACGTCAGAAATGGAGTCATCGACGTCAAGTTCTGGATGCTCGAGCGGGTCAAGATCTTCGGCAAAATCGAGAGCAGAAACCTCTGTCTCCGTATCATCGGCAGAGAGCACCGGAGAAAGGACAGGAGAAGGGGGCAGAGGGAGGTAACACTCTCGATCCATCGACGGACCAGCCGGGTTGCATTTTGATATTTGCTGGGCGAGGAAGGCCACGTTGTCCAAACTGTCAAGGAACGCGATGTTTGCGTCAATGGCCGACAAACGAGCGTCGATGTCCTCAACAGCGCCACGTAAACAAATGGAACAGCGGCAGGCGTCGAAGAAAATCGGAAGTTGCGGGACAGCAGCCTCTTTGCCAGATCTGACCAGACGAGGCGGAATCATCAGCGGCGGAAGAGACGCGAGAGAAGCCGTCTCGGACGTGTCGCGCGAATCCGGGAGTGGAACATCTTCAGCCGGGAAAAGAACACCTTCACGCGCAAGTCGCCGATGATAGTGCCTGTTAACCTCGCGGGCAATGCTATCAGGAGTCGCGAAAGGCCACTCAAGGTCGGGGCAAGACCTAGCAGGGAGCGTGAAGTAAGGAACGACCGCCCTAGGAGCACGAGAAGGGACCGCAGGAAGAGACGTAAGAGGCGCCGGAGGGAAATACACACGACGCACAGGTCGCGGAGCGCGCGGCGGAACGACGACATCTGGGACGTGAACAACTGGCGGAATTTCAACACGACGGGGGCCAACGAGCAAGGCAGGACGACCAGACACAGGAGCGTCAACTAGCCGGAAAGGACCATTCAACAAGTAAGGGTTGAATAGCAGCTGGTTGCTGGGACGCCCACCGAAGATGAGGTCGAGAAACACGCTGGTACGGCTCTGGCGAAGGTACGTTCGCTTGGAGTATGACGTGAAGCAGAAGCCGTCGACAATCCGAGCGAAAAACCGTTGGGCGATGGAACCGCCACGAGCGTGCCAGTGCGAGTAATATTGCCTGGCCGCAGCAGATTGACGCGAGGAGAGAACCGAATAAAGTTCAAACGCGAGCAGTGCATGGTGAACCAACGAGAAGAACTGCTCAACGTCAATCTCCCAGCGACGTGCAACAAGCGTGTGCCCGATCTTGATCTCTGCAATTTGCCCACGGACGCGAGAAGACACATGCTCAAACGTACGATCTTCCGGGGCGCAAGAGGAGATGTAGGACGTGAGCTGCTCGAACCTCGCCGCAGGGACAGGAAAGAAGGGAGCCTCTTCAAGAGAGAGCCCTTCTCGGGTGAGGAGCGGCAACACATAAAATCTCTCACGCAGCGACGGCAGCAAACGCGGAATGACTTCTTGATCGCCTACGCCAAGTTCAATCTTGAACAAATAGGCAGAACCAATATGGCTAAGGAGATCGAGCGAGACGTTGACTCCCTGGAAACACGGCATTGGCGAAGCCCAAGAAAGCAAAGTCGCCAAGTCGTGTGCGTAACCAGCCGAACCACCTTGAGCCATGACGTGTACCTTGTCACCAACGCGCTCGAAGAACAAGTCACACAAGCCATCGCTGTAAGTCGAGACACGACTGTTGAGGAGCGGCAGAGGCAAATGCAACGCGACATAAGCGGAGGCTTGTTCATTTCTGATCATGGCGCGAATAAAATCCGCGGGATGAATGTCATGAGCAGAAAAGAACGAAACGACAGTAGCATGAACGGTGATGCGCGAGGAGCAGTCTTCAAACCGGCGCCGACAAGCGAAATCATCAACAAGGTGCGGATGACGAAGCAAGTGACGGTGAGCATCGCGGCCTGAGAGGAGCGGGGCGCAATTATGAACAACACCGGGCAACGCAGTCAGCTCAGTCAAGCTGCCACCGACGACGTGAAGAGGGCGCATACCAACATCAAAGGTGACCAGACGTCGAAAGGCGTGACGCACCGCCGCCAGCCGCGGATGAGCCGAAGTCGTGTTAGACGCGACGACACCAAAGGAGGGGAAGGCCGACTGAAACTCGTCAATGATCTCTGTGGACACATCACGCTCAAGGAAAAGAGGCGGCGCCGCGACCAGACGGTCAACAACTGCAAGAACACTCTGTTCGAGATGTCCGACGACAGTACGCTGCAAGTCAGTGTCATTACTAAGATGAAGACGATTTACAAAAGTAGTGACAGCAGCCGGGATGTTGACGGGAACGACGCGATGCGTAGGCGCCTCAGGACCAAGGGCGACGGCAGTGTTGAAGTTCGGCAATCGTGCTATCGGGACGAAGATCGACGAAAAGCGCCGGACAGTCTGATCGCAGGCGAAAGTGCGGTCACGCAACATGTACTGCAGCAAACGCGACAAGGCCGGGAACAACGTCAAGACGCTGGAGGCAGACGACAACGCATGGAAGACGGAAGGCACGCCAGCGACGACGACATGAATGGCGTTCAAGGCGGCGCCCGCAAGGACCCGAGTGGCCTCATCAACAATGGTGCCGAGCCAATCGGGAGCGAGCGAAAGAAGATGCTCGATGCATTGGCTCAACCAGTCAAGGGCGTCACCGTCAATTGGAATCGGGGAACCAATCGGCGGTAAGCCATCAATAGGCGACGGGGAGTGCGGAAAAGGCAAAGAAGCGAGTCCGTCACGCACGCGATGAGCAAGCTCAGCGATCAAGTCAGACCCAACAGCCGAAACGTGCGAGATGGCATCAAAGGCGATGTCGGAAGCGACCTGCTTAGAAGCAACCGCGGCGACGGGGACAGCAGCCTGCGTGTAAGCTTCGAAGTCAGCAACGGCACCGACCAACGCTGTCTCAACAGCGACTTCCATCAACCAACGACGAAGCGCCGCTAAATTCATCTCACCCTCACGAAGTTCCTGGAGGACGAGGCGGACAGACTCAATGTGGACGTCACCGTCTGGCTCAACAAAAGCAACAACGCCAAACTCATAGCGGCCAGTTTCGATGTAGTGACCAATGGCGTCGACGACTTCGGCGACCGTGTAATTGCGCGCGGGGGCTTCCCGAATCTGAATCTCCAGCTGAGCGATAGCCCAAGAATCCATAGGCACGCCGGGAGAACCGTCGAGGAACGGGAGACGCATCCAGCAATTACCAGGTGCACGAACGTGCACCACACGTCGGGGGCGTCGAGGCCTGGAAACGACAATGGGAGGCGGGCAAGGCACCGGGACGTCGCAGAGAGCAGGCAAACGTCGACCGAAGAACGCGCGCGCGCGCAGCTCAGCTCGAGAAACGCCGGACGCGCGCAAGGAATAACCGGTGGAACGGGGTCGAACAGGCTGAACCCACAGGCCAGGAGCGGGGAGAACGATGGCCGGCGCCTGGTAAGGCTTGACAACAGGCCGTCGAGGAGGCAAAACGAAAGCGCTCGGGGCGGGACGGAACGGCGCAGGATAAAATCGGCGACGGAGACGAGCGGCAAAATCTTCGACGTCAGCGAACCTCGGGACATACGGCCCACAAAGAGGACCACGCTGTGGAAGACGTGGCGCAATCACAAACCGAAGGGAAAGGCGGCGACGATATTCAAAGACGGCATCGAGAGAGGTGTTGATGTCGCGAGAAGACACCTTGAGCTGCGAATTCGTCGCGACACGGAAAGAAGGTTCGAAGGGGGCGGGACACCAACGTCGATCGACGGGATGCGACTTGCGGAGAGTAAGGAAATAATTGATAGCACGAGAGACACGTGCTTCGATGGGACGGATGAGAACGTCCAAAGGAGGATCAACGCCAAACATAAACCTAGTAGAGTTGTTGATTCTAACGGCGGGGCGAATCGGAACCACAGGCATCTTAGGGGCGGGGCAGAGCGGGACCACGGGCCGAGTTACGGTCTCGGCGAACGAAGTTGGGGGGGTTATGGTGGGCGAAAACCCAACGCCCACCAGCGGCACGAGGCCGCCAGAGGGCGGGAGCGTCTGCAAAGGATTCACCCCCGCACATATCATGATTGCAATTCGCGGACAAACCGGCCAGACATTTCCGTCAGGCCAATCAAGCC